TGCTCTACCTCGGCGAGGCCGCCACGCTGAGCCAGGCGATGCTCGCCGCCATCCAAGCCAACGTGGCGGCGGTGTGCGCCGAGCACCGGGCCCTGCGGCTCAAGATGTCAGGCGTCGGCCGCTTCGAGCAGGTGATGTGGGGCGCGGTCTCGGCCGTCGGGCTCTCTCAGCTCCAGGCTGACCTCGAGCGGGCTGTTCGGCAGGTGATCCGCCTGCCGTCGGAGCACGGGTGGATTCCACACATGACCCTGGGTTCCTTCGAGGGGGACCTGCCGGACTTCGACGTTGACGAGCTGCCGGCCTGGCCCGCCGAGTCGGTGATCCTCCAGGTCGCCGACACCACCCTGGAGACCTTCCCCTTGCTGGGCCGACGGCCGTCCGAGAGCGCGTCCTGGATGCTCGGGCCCCGTCGGCAGCTTCCCGGCGCAGAGGTCAAGACCTCGGCGCGGGTGCTGTGCTCGAGCGAGCCAGAGAAGCAGATCATCTACTACATGGTGAGCGAGCCAGACGCTGTCGACGCCCACGGTCACCGGATCAGCAAGGCAGACGTGGAGCAAGCCTTGTGGAGCTACATGGCCGGCGAGCGCCACATGCACATCGAGCATGGCCCATCGATCGACGGGCGAGCGGTGGTCGTCGAGGGGTACATTGCTCCCTGCGAGCTGAAGAGCTTTCACGGGGCGCCCCTCTTCGACGAGCCCGTGCCGGAAGGCGCCTCGATCGTCGGGGTGCACTATCCGGACCGGCAGCTGTGGAAGCGACTCAGCGCCGAGCCTCACGGGATCAGCTGGGGCGGCTTCGCCCAGAAGGAGGACCTGCCATGAAGTCGACGAGGGAGGCAGCCAGCGAGCTGGGCGTCAAGGTGCCGACGCTCCAGAAGTGGGTGCGCGATGGGCTGCTGAACCCCGCCAGCGAGGGAGAGGGCTCGCAGCGTCGGCTGTTCTGGAGCGACGAGGACATCGCGGCGGCGAAGGATCTGTCCAACGGCGGCCGCTCCGGAGTCACATCGTTCCTCGCTGAGCTGGCCCCGACGGGGCTCGTTCCACACCTGACCAAGGCAAGAACGATGCTCGAGTCGCTGGCCGACGGGCATGTGCTCGTCGTGGGGGAAAAGGGCCCCCGTGTGTTTCGCTCCGACACACCGATCGGCGTGGCCCTTTCCAAGGTGACCGACGGTTCTTGCATGCTGCTGGTGATCTCGTAACTTCCTGCCGTCCCTGATTCCGCGCACTTCCGACGCTTGATTGACAGTTAAGCGAAACTACCCCCCATTTTGTAAGGAACATGACCTGGCTACGGAACATCAACATGTTGGAACTGTCGCCGGTCAGGCACCCTGCAAACCGCAGACCGAAACTGTTTCAGAAGGCGAAGTGGTCGACGGCCTACATCAACGACCTTCCTGACTCCGCGTTCTTGTACATCGAGACCGGCGGCAAGAAGGACGACGAGGGCAAGACCACGCCGCGGACGAAGCGGCACTTCCCGGTTCGCGATCACACGGGAGCGCTTGATCGGGAGCACGTCGCCAACGCCATCAGCAGGATCCCTCAGAGCACAGCGCCGGGGGTGAACGTTGACGCCCTGCAGACCAAGGCCAGGGCGCTGCTCGAGAAACTCAACAAATCGACGGAGGACCCGATGGTCACGGACAAGGCACTGCAGGAGTATCTCACCAAGTCGTCGCTGCCCACAGAGGTGGCGGACTTCGTCAAGGCCACGATCGAGGCCATGACCAAGTCGAAGGGAAAGCTGACCGACGAGGCGGTCACCAAGGCCAAGGAGGCGATCTCGTCGCTGTTCGGCTTCGGCGCCACGTCCGAGGCGGTCACCAAGGCCAAGACCGACGCCGAGAAGGCGGCCGGCGAGGAGAAGGCCAAGCTCATCGAGACGGTCAAGTCGGCACTGGACAAGCTCCAGGCCGACAAGCCCCTGGTGGGCGAAGCGGTCAACAGCCTCGCCGAGCTGGCGGGCGTGACCCCCGTCGTCAAGATGGTCGACCAGCTGCCGCCGGAGATGAAGGCGCAGTGGGAGGCCATGGTCAAGAACAACAAGGCCACCCAGGAGGAGATGGAGAAGCTCCAGAAGTCCATCGACGAGCAGCGGGAGGCAACCGCTCGCCAGGAGTTCATCGCCAAGGCGGCGGGGCTGAGCAACATCCCGCTCAAGGCCGAGGAGCTCGGCGAGCTGCTCAGCGTCGTGAGCAAGACCGACGCCGAGAAGGGCGAGAAGCTCCTCACCACCCTGAAGTCGGTCGACGAGCTGCTGGCCAAGGGCGAGGCGCTGCGGGAGCTGGGAACCGAGGGCAACATCACCCCGCCGGCGGCCAAGGCCGCGATCACCAGGCTGGACAAGATGGCCGAGGAGATGGTGGTCAAGAGCGCCGGCAAGCTGACCCGCGAACAGGCGTTCGTCAAGGCGCTCGAGCTGCATCCCGAGCTGTACGACGAGTACAACGCGGCAACCCAGTAACCATCTGACCTGGGCTGCGCTCGTCGGAGCCCTCTGAAGGAGCGATCACATGGGAGCGAGAACAGAGCAGGAGCAGAGCTTCGGCAGCTGCGTCGCGGCGGTCGACCTGTCGAGCTACAACCACTACCTGGTCAAGGTCTCGGCGGCAAACACCGTCAACCTGGCCGGCGACGGCGAAACGGTCGCCGGAGTCCTGATGAACGCCCCGGCGGCGGGCGATCCCGCCAAGGTCTCGACGGGCGTGGTGCTGCCCGTGGTGGCCGGCGCCGCCGTGGCAGCGGGTGCGGCCCTCGCGAGCGACGCCACCGGGCGCGCCGTGACGGCCTCGGAGGGTGAATACATCTTCGGCGTGGCCCTCGAGGCGGCCGGAGCCGCCGGCCGGGAGTTCGCGGCGCTGATGCTCTCCCAGCAGGCCAGCCTGACCTTCGACAGCTCGGCGGTCGACGTGGACGTGGCGGCCACGATGGAGATCACCGCCGGGGAGATGGTCTGCCTGGACGGGGACGGCTTCCTGGTGGCGGCGGACGAGGCCACGGCGGTCAGCTTCTGGGGGATCGCCCTGGAGACCGTGGACAACAGCCTCGGCGCCGACGGAGACCTGACCTGTCTGGTCCGTCGGTTCGGCACCTACCCCCTCACCGGGGCGGGGCTCACCGAGACCGACATCGGCAAGGAGGTCTGGGCCTCCGACGCCACCACCGTCACCACCACCCCGGGGGACATCCTGGTCGGCATCATCGACTCGATCGCCAGCGCCACCGAGCCGACGGTGCGGATCAAGCCCATGCCCATCGTCGGTCAGCGGACCGAGCGCCAGTTCACGATCCCCTTCACGTACATCGGCGCCGTGGGGGCCGTGGGCGTGGTGGCCAACGAAGACATGGAGTTCCCGCGCAAGTACCTCCCGCTGCGCGCTTTCGCCGACGCGGAGACAGCGCCCGGCGGGGCCTACTTCTGCACCATCGAGCTGGACGACGGCTCGACGCAGTACGCGCTGACGATCACCGGCTCGGCCACCCACGGCGAGAACAAGACGGCGGCGGCGCTGTCGGCAGCGATGCTGGCGGCGACGGACACCGACATCACCCTGGTCGACGACAACGCCAGCGGCGCGACCGAGGGCGTCAAGGGGCACTTCCTCTGCGAGGCCCTGTAACCCGAACCCTTTGCCCTCTCCGTTGAGGGCTGGAGATGAGCCCCGTCGGAAACGGGGGCAACAGGAGGAGCGAAGATGCCGAAGCTCGGCGATGTCCACGTCAACAAGCCGCTGACCAACATCAGCATCGCGCACCTGCAGGCAGCGACCGAGTTCGCCGCCGCGCAGGTGTTCCCAGTCGTGCCGGTCCAGAAGCAGTCGGACAGGTACTTCCAGTACAACAAGGGCGATCTGCTCCGGACCGAGGCGCAGATCAGAGCGCCCGCCACCGAGAGCGCCGGGGTCGACTACGACATCGACAACACTCCGTCGTACAGCTGCGACAAGTACGCGCTGCACATGGACGTCGACGAGGACCTCAAGGCCAACGCCGACGCTCCGCTCTCGCCGGAGCGGGATGCCGCGCGCATCCTGACCCAGAAGCTCCTGATCAAGCGCGACCTGCTGTTCGCCGAGTCGTTCTTCTCCGACGGCGTGTGGGACGCGGACTGGGACGGCGTGGCGGCCTCGCCCAGCACAAACGAGGTGCTGCAGTGGGATGCCGACGACTCCCACCCGATCCAGGACGTCGACAACCTGCGGGAAGCCATCGCCGCCAGCTGCGGCCGAAGCCCCAACGTCGTCGTCATCGGCCCGGCGGTGTTCAACGTGGTCAAGAACCACGCCGACATCCTGGACCGGATCAAGCACACCAGCCGCGACGTGGTGACCCTGGAGCTGCTCGCCATGCTGTTCGAGGTGGATCGGGTGCTCTGCCCGGGGGCCATCTACAACTCGTCGGTCAAAGGCCAGACGGCGAGCTACGGGCGCATCTACGGCAAGGACCTGCTGATGTGCTACAAGACCAGCACCCCGGCGCTGATGGAGCCCACGGCGGGCTACATCTTCTCCTGGGCCGGTCTGATCGGCGCCGGCAACGAAGGGCTCCGCTCCAAGCGGCTCGAGGTGCCCCTGAAAAACGCGGTCAGGATCGAGAACGAGTTCGCCTACGACATGAAGGTGGTCTCGACGGACTGCGGAGGGTTCATCAAGGACGTGATCGGCTGATCTCGCGAGCCCCAGGATGGTGACCGTCGATGACGTGGACGTACAGCGGAGACCCGGGAGCGAGCGCCCTGGACGAGCTTCGCTTTCTCATCGGCGACACCAACACCCTCGATCAACAGCTCACTGACGAAGAGCTGAACTACCTACTCGGCGAAAACAGCGGCGACGCCAAGGCTGCTGCCCCCGACGCCATCGGGGCGCTGATCACCAAGTACGCACGACTCTGCGACCAGACCACCGGCGACATCTCGATCAAGTACTCCCAGCGCGCCCAGGCGTACCGCGACATGCTGGAGGACCTGACGAGCGCCGGGGGCCTGGCCAGCATCACCCCCGACAACCTGTACGCCGGAGGCATCAGCAAGTCTGACAAGACGTCCGTCGAGGGCGACACCGACAGGGTGGCGCCGAACTTCTCCCTCGGGATGACGGACAACCCGTCATCCCTACCCGACGACCTGCGGGAGGACTGATGCCGACGGTGGACAGGGACAAGGGGCGACTGGCGCTGCTGCTCGCCCTAAGTGACGCCGACAACGCTCACGCAGACGTCGGGCTGTTCGAAGGGGAGGCGCACGAGGGAACCGACCTCACCATGGCCGAGATCGGCGCCGTGCACGAGTACGGCACTCGCGACGGCCATGTGCCCGAGCGCTCCTGGCTCCGGTCAAACCATGACAAGCACTGGCGCCGGTATGGCCAGATGCTCGACGAGGGGTACTCCAAGATCCTCGCCGGCAAGGCGTCGGTGTTTCGGGTGCTCCACGCCATCGGCGAAAAGGTGGCTTCCGATGTGCGCAAGAACCTGACCGACGTCCGCGAGCCGCCGCTGGCTGCCTCGACGATCCGCAAGAAGAAAGGCAAGACCAATCCGCTGATCGACACCGGCGCACTTCGGGCTGCCATCCGCAGCCGGGTGGTGCTTCGCGGGTTCAAGGTGACCTGATGTTTACGGAGATCACCCGCAAGCAGTTCGCCCCAGGCACCTACACCAACGGAACGTGGGTCCCCGGCGCCGGAACCGAATCTCAGATCGTGGCGTCGGTGCAGCCAGAGGGCGATGCGGACAAGCTGGACCGGTTGCCCGAGGGGGTTCGCAGCCGGGGGGTGGTGAAGGTCTACACGGGGTGCGAGCTTCGCACGGCCGACGAGGAGACCCAGACCCCGGCGGACCAAGTCCTGTGGGACGGGGAATGGTGGGAGGTGCAGATCGTCGACACATGGGCCTTGGGGATCGAGCACTTCAAGGCCATCTGTACCAGGGTGGACCGATGACTCGCGCCCAGCTGAAAGCGGCTGTCTACGCCTGGGTCTACGGGGCCACCTCCAGCACGGTGATCTTCGCCGAGCAGGACTCGCCGCGCCCAGACCCCCCATACCTGACCGTCAAGGTGGGCACCGTCGCAACCGTGGGGCAAGAGGAGACCAGAGAGCTCGTCGACCCGGGAGCGCCGGCGCTGGCCACCCAGCACTACTTCGGCGACCGGGAGGTGACGGTCAGCGTTCAGGCTTTCGGCGACGGGGCAATGGACCTGGCCAGGAAGGCTGCCCGCGCCCTGGCAACAGAAACCACCATGGCTCAGCTGGCGGCAGCCAACCTGTGTCATCGGGGGACAATCCCCGCCGTCAACGAGCTGACCGAGCTGCTAGACACCGGCTTCGAGGAGCGGGCGCAGTTCGACGCCACCCTCGCTTTCGGCGAGGACTACACGGACACCATCGGGCTGATCGAAGTTGTGGAGGGGGAAGGCACCTTCGAGAATCCGCCGAACCAAGACATTGTCGTGCCGTTCACGGTCGACAAGAACGCGTAGGAGGACACTGTGTCACTCGACGATATCGTCAACATCCAGATCAGCAGCCAGACGGCCAGCGTCAGCCGCGCCGGGTTCGGCTACGGCCTCATCCTCGGGGTGCATCAGAAGACCCTGAACCGCGTCGACTGGTACAACAAGAGCGACTGGTCGACGGCGATGGTGGCCGACGGCTACGCCACCACCGATCCGATCTACCTGGCGGCTCAGAGGTACTTCGCCCAGAACCCCAGCCCGACGAAGGTGGCCGTGGGGCGCGTCCAGGCCGACCAGCTCACCGTCACCATCGAGGCGGTCCAGAACAGCACCCAGTACGGGTTCACGATCGAGTGCGGCACCCCGGGCAGCCCGACGCAGGTCACTTTCACATCGGACGCCGACGCCACCCAGACGGAGATCGCCGACGGTCTGGTGGCCTCAGCAAACGGCGGGGCCGAGGCCAGCTACATCACGGCCAGCAACGTGGGGGACGATGTCCAGATCGTGCTCGACGGTGACGATCCCATGGTGGTGGTGCTCAACCAGAGCCCGACGCTGATGGAGATCTCCGACCCGGAAGGCACCGTCGAGGACCTGGACACGGCGCTAGCCGCGATCGTGCTCGAGGACAGCGACTGGTACGGGATCTGCGCTGTGGACCGCACCGCCGCCCAGGTGCAGAAGGTGATGGACTGGGTCGAGGCGCAGGTCAAGATCTTCGTGACGGCCAGCGCTGACTCGAACATCATCAGCCAGGCGTTCGGGGTCGATAACACATCGATCGCCTACTACTGCCACAACAACAGCTTCGCCAGGAGCATGGTGCTCTACTCCGGAGACGCGGCAACGGACTACCCCGACGCCGCCTGGCTGGGCAAGTGCCTGCCCAAGGACGCCGGCAGCATCACCTGGGCGTTCAAGACCCTCGCCGGAATCTCGGCGGACACCCTGACGTCGACCCAGCGGGGCCACGCCCTCGACAAGTACGCCAACGTGTACGAGACCGTCGCGGGGGTGTCGATCACCCAGTTCGGCACCACCGGTGCCAACGAGTACATGGACATCACGCGGGGTGTGGACTGGCTGCGGGCGACGATGCAGGAGGACATCTACACCAAGCTGGTGAACCTGGACAAGATCCCCTACACCGACAAGGGGATCGCCTCCATCGAGTCGTCGGTACGCAAGGCGCTGGAGGCCGGCATCGATCGCAACTTCATCGCGTCGATCACCAGCATCACCACCCCGGCGGCCGCGGACGTGTCGGCAGCCAACAAGGCCGCGCGCCTACTGCAAGACGTGGAGTTCACGGCCTTGCTCGCCGGGGCCATTCACGAGATCGAGGTCCAGGGCGTTGTGACCGTCTAACAGCCCCGCCGGGCAAGGAGAGAGACCATGTCAGTACTGACCTACAGCCCCGGGGCGATCGCTCTCAGCGTCGGGGGCAACATCATCACGGGGTATGCCGACGGGGAGGTGATCGTCGTCGAGCGCGAGGTGGACGCCATGACCAAGGTCGTGGGAGCCGACGGGGAGGTGACGCGGGTTCGAAGCTCCAACCTGAGCGGCTCGCTGACAATCACCCTCAAGCAGGACTCCAAGAGCAACAAGGTGCTCGCCGACCTGGCCGACCTCGACGAGCAGGACGGGTCCGGCATCACCGACGTGCTTT